AAGGCACTAAATTGTACTACCAATATACTAAAGGAATTAGAACCGTGGTGCTCAGATATATATGGTGATTGGATTGGACATAAAGGATATGGAGTAAATGGTTATATAAAAGACGAACAACCTAATACTCAATTTGATTTAAAGAAAAAAATTCATTCACTACACATTGAACCAAAGAATGATGTGGTAGTGGAGTTTGATTGTAACCACTTAACACCACAAAATTTTCAAATATTAGTGAATTTATCAGAGATATTGCAAGAGAGTGGTGAAGTGGGTGAGATGAAACTGGAAATATTTAAGTTTAACATAAAGAAACTTGATACTTATGAAAGAGAGTTAATAAATGTTAAATAAAATTAAAGATTATATTACAGAAGTTGCAGATTTTCCAATTCCAAGTGTGAGTTATAAAGACATATCACCATTACTGGATAATGAACATCAATGGGAAATGGCTATACGAGAGATGGGACTATTGGTAGAAACTCCAGAACATTGGATTGGAGTTGATGCAAGAGGTTTTCTATTCGCTGCTGCACTATCTATGAAGTTTGGTGGGGGGGTTGTGATGTGTAGGAAGGCAGGTAAACTCCCACCTCCAACCGTAAATTACACATATCAAACAGAATATAGTAGTGATGAGTTGAGTATTCATAAAGGCAGTGGTACTGTCGTTATAGTAGATGATGTGTTAGCAACTGGTGGAACATTACTGGCAGTAAATAGGTTAGCAGGATTAGCAGGTTATGATGTTATAGATAATTTGGTACTTATAGATTTGTTATATGTACCACGAATTAAAGAATTTGATATAAACGTAAGGAGTTTAATACGGTATGATTAGAACAGCAGAATGTGTAACACCGAAACATCCAGATAAAATATGTGATAGAATATCAGATAGTATTTTAGATGTCTGTTTAGAACAAGACCCTAATAGTAGGGTAGCAATAGAAACAGCAGGTGGTCATGGACACATTCATATTACTGGTGAAATAACAACAAATGCGGACATCGGACCAATAAAGAATATAGTTCGTAGAGTATATGGTGGTCAAATAGATGTAACTACAAAAGTAGTGAAACAATCCAATTTCATTGCACAAGGAGTAGATACAGGAGGAGCCGGAGATCAAGGAATTATGGTTGGATACGCCTGCGATGAGAATGATGAGTATATACCACACGAATATTATCACGCTCGAACTCTTGCAAAACTAATATATGGGTTTTTCCCGTATGATGGAAAAACTCAGGTAACATTAAATCACGGAGCCATTACTTCAATAGTAGCGAGTTTCCAATCCACACCATCAGAGGCACTTGATCAAATTATAGTGGAGTATATGAGTTATAATGTTGATAATGTAAGAATACACACGAACCCAGCCGGTGATTGGGATCAGGGTGGATTCGACGCTGACGCCGGACTTACTGGCAGGAAATTAGTAGTGGATAATTACGGTCCTCGTGTCCCGATTGGTGGTGGAGCATATAGTGGAAAGGATCCAAGTAAAGTTGATAGAAGTGCAGCTTATATGGCACGACATATTGCAGTAAATGAACTTAAAGACAGAGGATTAAAAGAATGTTGGGTATATTTGAGTTATGCAATAGGTGAAAAAGAACCATTACAAACCACCGTTACAGATGGGATACTCCAATGGAACATTCCAGATAAATACCCGGTTTACCCAAATGAGATTATAGAGTATCTACAGTTAAAAAATCCAATATATTATGAAACAGCACAATGGGGAGCATATGGAAATGGATTTAGGTGGGATAATGACTAAAAAAACATGGAAAGATGTAGATAATACAATACTCAAATCTTTACCAAGTCCAGATGGCCATAGACCATATGAACTCAAAATGAAACAACCAGAATTGACTTTCATGGGAGTTCATGAACAACCAGATTTTGCAACATTATACGTTTTAATGTATCCAAATAGTAAAATAGTAGAATTGAAATCTTTAAAGATATATCTACAACAATACAGAGATATTATAATTTCGTATGAAAGATTGATAAATGTTATATTTGATGATATGATGAGTATTTATGAACCAGAAAGATTACGACTTGTTTTAGACTGTAACCCCAGGGGTGGAATAATGTCACGGACAACTATAGATTCAGATTGGGAAGCACTTGGTGGTGAAGAAAAATATAGCAGTTGGGGTGAAGATGTTTGGTAAAGACGATATTCTAATAGTATGTGCCCTTGAAAAAGAAACCGCTGGTGAATTAGTAGATTGGAATATATTATATACTGGAGTTGGTAAGGTCAATGCTACTTACAAATTAACACATCGATTAACTGATTCTACTCACGGTGAACCAAAAATAGTAATAAACTATGGGACAGCAGGAAGTAGAGATTTACCAATAGGTGAATTAGTAGATTGTACAAAGTTTGTTCAACGAGATATGAATGTAAGTGGATTAGGATTTATGGAAGGTCAAACTCCATTTGAAAATGATGTTCCAATAATACTGGATTCGACTGATATAAAATTTAATCCAATAGGTAAGAATTATGTGTGTGGAACCGGAGATAATTTCGTTGAAAATATTGAAGATATTTCTGGTTATATTGACGTGTTAGATATGGAAGCATACGCACTGGCAAAAGTATGTAGATATTTACATATTCCATTTATTTCATTCAAATACATTACAGATAACGCAAATGAACATGCCTCAGGTGATTGGGAAGATAATTGTTCAAATGGAATACATGAATTTAAGGGGAGAATATTAGGATGCGTTTAGCAATTGATTGTGATGGAGTTTTAAGAGACTTCATTGGTAGTGTTAAGAGAGTAGTAGCAAGAGAATGTCCAGAATACAAGGATCAATTAGATAAGTTACCAGAAAATTGGGATTTCATAACTTGGTTGACATTTTGGACAGAGGAAGAAGCTGAAGATTTTATATTTGTAAAGCATTATTATGATATATTTGTTAACGCTGATCCATACCCAGAGGCAATAGAAGATTGGCCTATATTGAAAGAATGGTCAGTAAAAAATAACCATGATTTGGTATTAGTATCAGCCCAACGAAATCAAACTGTAAATGCTACATCAGAGTGGATAGGGATAAATAAGTTTGATTTTAGAGAACTTCATTATATTAGAGAGAAGTGGCGGGTAGATGTTGATATATTAGTTGATGACAATATGAAAAAATTAAAGTCATTCAAAGAAAAATCTGTAGCAAGTGGTGATGCAATTTGTTTTAAACAACCATGGAATACTGAATTACATAACTCATATTGGACAATAGATAGATTAAGTGATATTATAGATTTAGTGGAAAATAGATTATGAATGTTTTAGTAACAGGTGGAGCAGGTTTCATTGGCACAAACTTAATTTTCAAATTACTACAAGACAGTCACAAAGTAGTTTCATTAGATAATTACAGTACAGGTAAACGAGAAAACGAAGTCAAAAATCAATGGTATAAAGGTTGTGTATATTACGATGTAGATATTACTAAAACAAAGGACTATTCATTTTTCATGGATAAAGTTGATGTGATATTTCATTTGGCGGCATTAGCAAGAATACAACCATCACTTATAGATACAGTTTCAACCATAGAAAATAATTTCAATGGTACTCTAAATATATTAGAGTATGCCAGACAAAATAGCATAAGAGTAGTATATGCAGGTTCCAGTTCATTTCACCACGGATTATATTCAAGTCCGTATGCTTGGTCAAAGTATGGTGGAGAAGAACTTTGTAAACTGTATGGTGAAGTATATGGATTAAGTACAGCAATATGTAGATTTTATAATGTATATGGAAAACATCAAGTAGAAGATGGACCATATTCAACTGTGATGGGAATATTTGAAAGACAATATAGAAATGGAGAACCACTTACAATAACAGGAAATGGAGAACAGCGACGAGATTTTACCCATGTTGATGATATTGTAAATGGATTAACATTGTGTATGAATGATAAGTTTAATGCAGATATATTTGAATTAGGAAGTGGAGTGAATTATTCTATGAATGAATTAGCTGATATGTTCGGTGGTGAAAAGAAATACATTCCAGCACGTAAAGGTGAGTATGATAGAACTTTGTGTGATTATTCAAAGACAGAACTAAAATTGGGATATAAACCAACTCGTAATATAAAAGAATATATAAAAGGAATAATTTAATGCAATACTATTTATTGATGTCTAACGACAGCGAGGCCGATACAATGTTAGAAACCAATTTACTGGGAGACGAAAGTTTTGGAGTGTTGTACACAGGACTCGCAATGATAGCATTACTAAACATAGTAAACAAGTATCCAGAAAAAATAGGAGAAGTTCGTATATTTGATGACATGGGCAAAAAATACACAGTTACAGAATTTCTTGATATTATTGCAAAGTTAAAAATAAGAAGTCAGTAAGGAGAATATAGAAATGTCTAAACATAATTGGACACGAGATTGGGAATTATTTGAAGAAGAATTGAACGATGAAGTAGAACAAGAAAAACATGATCACTTGAAGAAGAAAAAAACGTGGGAGCAAATACAGAAAGAGAAGAAGAAAGCAGAAGAAAAGAAAGTATGGCAAAAGAAACGCAGAGTATCAAATAATGAGGGGACCAAAAAATGAAATACAAGTTGATTGATAAATTCAACAATGTAGTAAATACGGTAGATTTGGAAAGTGGTGTAGGAATAAGTGGAGCACGAACATATTTCATAGGAGTTAAACGAATATATGGAAGTGAATTTGATAAAATATGGAAAGTAATTACAGAAGATCATTGGAATAAAAAACTCAAATCACTTCATCAAAAATCATCATACAAATGGTGGAACGAAGATAGAGAAATTACAGACGATGAATTAAAGTTTTAAAATAAAATAAGGTAATGGTTATGAAAACACAAGAACTGGAATTGACTCCTGAGCAACTACAGGAGTTAGCAAAAATAGTAACTGAGATAGAGGCAGAGGCGATTCAAATGGTAAAAGATTATGAAACTAACCCATCACAGGAAAGTGGCAGTATAGTTCACGTTCACCATTCCAGTTCATTATTAGAAAATGAAGAAGAAACATTAGATGATATTGCTTTGGTAAGTAGTAGTGAATTACTCACTAAGGAATACAAAAAACAACAGGAGAATAACGATGATTGAAAATATACTGTGGACACTATTAGGAGTATTTATAGGTTCAATAGGTGGAATACTTATTATTTCACTTCTCACATCAAGTAAGACAGAAGATTTACACATGGAAATACAGGATTTGAGAACCCAACGACAATTACTCAAAGAAGAAATATTTAGATTGAGTAATCAGGCAAAACCTAAACCCAGAAAAAAACGTTCCCGTAAACCTAAAAATAAATAATGTGGAATAATATAATAGACTTTATTAAGGGTTTATTTCATGAAAGGGATACAGTAGTAGAATTAACAGAGGAGAAGAAAGAAATGAAAGTATATAAAGTAGGTGATAAATTATCTAAACACTTTTCTTATGATGAAATGACGAGAAGTCAGACTGCTTCCCGTAATGGTATAGACAATACGCCATCTAGTAAAGAGGTGAATAATTTAATATCATTATGTGATACTATATTAGAACCAGTTAGAGTTCATTTTAAGAAACCAGTTACAGTAACGAGTGGATATCGGTGCTTGGAACTAAACAGTAAAATAGGTAGTACAGATAGATCACAACATACGAAAGGTGAAGCAGCAGATTTTGTAGTAAATGGGAAACCAACTGTCACTGAAGTTTGGAAATGGATTATAGAATCAGATTTAGATTTTGACCAGGTTATTCAGGAATTTGGAAGATGGATCCATATCAGTTTTAAAGGGGACGGTAAGAACAGACATAAATGTTCAATAGCTAAAAAGGTTAATGGTAAGACAAGATACTTTCATTACACTGAAGAACAAATAGAAAATGGAGATTATGAAACAGTAAAAGTATAATACGAACTTATAAAATTTATAAATTTGATATTTATACATAAGTAAATACATATATCCCACTAATGGTTATTATATTATTTAGTGGGATTTTTTTATCTATTTCACAAATTAAAGCGGAGAACTCAATATGAAAATATCACCAGATATTAAACAGAAACATGAAGAGATGTTTTACCCAACGGTACGAGTCAGAACTAATATATCAGGTGGGTCAGGAACAGTAGTATATTCCAAAAAATATAAAGGTGAAGTTTATACATATGTAATTACTAATCACCATGTTATTGCAGAATGTATTACGGTTAAGAAAAACTGGAATCCAGTACTTAAACGTAAAGTAGATACAGAAACATTAGATACAGTTCAAGTAGAGTATTTTAAGTATAATAATTATTCACATTGTATTGGTTCATTCGCAGTAGAAGCTGATATTGTTGCTTATAGTGATCATGAAGGTGGTGAAGATTGGGCATTATTAAGAGTAAGAGATAAAGAACGCACACACGACAGTGTTGTAAAGATATTTCCCATTGATAAAATAAGTTCAATTCATATTTTTGATAAGGTATATGCTTGTGGGGCATCATTAGGTCATCCACCTATAGCCACGGAAGGTCATATTTCATATATGGACGACGAAATAGATCACTATAAATATTGGATGAGTACTGCTCAAACAATATTTGGAAATAGTGGGGGTTCAATATATAGGTGGTCACAATCAAGAAAACAATATGAGTACATAGGAATTCCATCCAGAATATCTATTCAACCAATGGGATTCAGTGCTGACGCAATTACACATATGGGATACTTCATTCCAATAGATAGAATATATAATTTATTGGAAAGTAATAATTATAATTTTATCTACGATAGTTCAATACCAATAAAAGAATGTGAAGAAAAACGAAAGAATGTAAGTAAACCTGTTAAAGAAAAGGATGAATAATTAATATATATTATATTTATATATGAAATGAAGAAACACACTAACTGAAGAATGGGGAGCATATAATTATTATCCAGTGGAAATATAATTTTCTAATCAAATAAAAAATAACCCGCTCTACTTTGGACAGTGTGAAATTAAAATAACAAATACTAAATAACAAATATGATGAAGAAAGAAATTTTAACTAACTTTAACTTAATGGAAAACATTATGAATGGTAAGGATGTAAAAGATTTAAACGTCATATTAGAACGAATGGATCAAGCTGAAAAGGATAGGGCGGAAATGGCAGAAGATATTAAATTCATTAAGGAAAATTTATTCAATCCACATGAAGGGTTATGGGCAGAATCAAAAAAGAATACTAAATTTAGAGAAGATACAACTAAATGGAGAAGTACAGTAGGTGTAGGTGTTATTGGGTTATCTATTAAACAGATTTGGGATTTATTTACTAACAGTTAGAATACAAAAAGATTTATTACACGAACCTCATCTATAAACGATGGGGTTTTTTTGTGCCTTATATTTATTACTATGAAATGTGACCTGTGTATATTAGAAATAAAGACAAATGTATATTACGAAACAGAGTGGTATACTATATTAGATTGCAAAGATTGTAATATACCAATGGCAGTGTGGAAATATCATAGAATGAAAATACCAGAACAAGGGGCATTTGTAATGGAAGAAATGTTAAAGATACACGCAGAAAAGTTCTATGGTCATTCAGACTTCCATATAGACAAAGAACAAAAGAAAATACCAAACCACTTACATTGGCACGCTCGGTTAGATAAATAAAATAATGAATATACTTATATGGAACAACTACACATATCAGAAAACCCAAAGAAACATTGTACTTACTGTAAAAGAGAAGTATTTCAAACAGTGCATAAATCAGATAGTTACAGTGTAGATTGGTATACAGTAGAAAGTAAAGTTATATGTATAGATTGTTATAAAGATACTAACACAATAAAAAACCCAAATCCCTCGTGAATACGCATATAAAAACCCAACCCGTAGGGAATACGCGTGACACCGTGAATAGAGAGAACCTTAAAAATCAAAAGATTTTCAAGGTTTCGGCCTCTAACAGCTCTTACACACGTGGTTTGGAAGATTACAAGGCACGTTATATTTCGAGTAATGAAAAAACTTGATTTACATAATAGACGACACGACGAAGTAGAGAGACTCACCGAAAATTTCATACTTTTAAACGATGGTCCACTTTTAATAATTACAGGGTATTCCGACAAGATGATAGAAATAGTTACAAGTGTATGTAAAACACATCAAATAAAATACGAAATAAAGGTGGGCTCGGTAGTCATATTTTAATCACGAGTATATTTATGTATATATGAGTGGAAAGTGTAGTGATATTTCAAAATGTGGTGATATTTCAAAATGTGGTGATATTTCAAAATGTGGTGATATTTCAAAATGTGGTGATATTTCTATTCACGAAATAACAGCAAGACGAAATAACAGCAAGACGAAATAATAGCAAGACGAAATAACAGCGAGAGAGAGGAAGATGGAAAATATAAAGGGTATAATAAAATTTACATTACAAGTATTCATATCTATATTTATAGCACTTGAAATAGCAATACCACCAAATCCATATAAGACACATTTAATAGTATTATTATTTGCGTATATTACACTTAAACACGGTGTAGTAGAGAAGATTGAGAAACTAATAAAGAGAATAATAGAGTGGACCAAAGTATAACCGATCTATATGAAATGATTAAGGCGTTTATATTAGTTGTTATATTATTAGTATTATTGACAAGACCACGAAGTTCTGATAAATTCTGAAATCTCTTATGAGTAAAGACCGTGTCTTTGGTTATTTCACTAAATAATACCGAATTTAGATTAACCTTTATAATGATTGAACGTGCCTTGGGATCGTCCCAATGTGCTCGTTGGTGGGCTGACAGAGTTTGTTCAAGGATTTCCTCTAATTGAGTGAGGTGCTTTGATGAAAGTATGATATATAAGACTTTCCTTATTGAATAAATACTATTATGATAGAAACTATTTTACACTGGTTACTTGACAATATCTTACACATATACCTATTTTTTATATTCATACTTGGGTGTAGAATTAGGTGGAAAAATACTTGACACAACTAAATATCTGAATCTCCCACTCTTACCCACAACTACCCACTTTAAAATATCACAATAATCATAATATAAATAATGTATTACTTGTTCCTATCGAGGTTGTCAAGCTATTTCCCAAGAATAAATTCCCCTATAATCCCATATCAAATAGCCCCAACCCCCTCATCCCACTCGTATCAGCTTGGATTAGCTACTCAAACCAATTATACTATTATATTATGTAAATTATTTTATACTCGTCTATAACTATTTCTGGAAATAGCTTGACTTTCTCAGTTATTTGTTGTAAATTATGGGGGGTTTATTATTTTTTTTTGGATATGCTACTCGGATGATACACGCACGTGGCTATTACACTACTCATATATTCTGAATACTTAGGGAATAGCTTGACTTTCTCAGTTATTTGTTGTATATTAGGTAACGTCAAACTGTATGCTATAATGAGTGTCTCATATACCTATGAATGTAGTCTATTATAATCTATGTATATCGTCGTTATTTGATGGTTGGGTGTTATTTGAGGTGTATTTAATTTAGCTAATATGACCACTGGAGGGTACTGGAACTACTTTCATAGCGTGGGAGATAGAATTATTTTTATTAGGATTACTGGCTACGAAAAGGCTTGACTTTGTCATATAATGGTTGTATGTTATAGGGTAACAAAAACAAAACAAAGGAAATGAATATGTTAGATAGAAATACAGTAAAACTAATTAGTAGTGATATTGAGAAAGCACTTGATGATGTGGCTACTAAATATGGTGTAGTGATTACACGAGGTAGAGCTTCATATACTTCAGATAATATGACGTTGAAATTAAACGTTAGTACTATTGATAATGATGGGAGTGTTATGACTAGAGAAGCTACTGACTTTAATACATATGCTTCTGTACATGGTATTACTAAATCACTCGGTGATGTTATTACTCACATGGGTCATAATTATAAGATAATAGGATTTAAACCGCGGTCTACGAAGTATCCAGTTATAATGGAAAAGATTACTGATGGTAAGAAATATAAATTTCCTGTTAATATGATTAATTCACCGTTAGGATAGTAGGTTAAAATGTGGGGTGGTGAAAATCCGACTAGCCGATAAGAAACCACTCCACAAATTAGTTACAAATAACTCTTGACTTTCTCATTAAGTAGTCGTATATTCAAGTAACGAAAAAAGGAAAAAAACAATGAAGTATAAACACGGACAAGTAATTAAAGTAAATGGTGAAGTTCCACTTATGAATCCAGAAGATTGGTTCAATGATATGATTGAAGGTGGAA